CCAAGCAATCGCATACTCAATTAACTGACCATTGCCATGATTTATCATATCTTCACCCCTCACCCCCCAACTATAACCCCGTGCTTATCCGTGAATATACCCCTATGCAACATCTGTTTTTGTTATGACTTCGGAAAAGCAAGTACAAGATGCCATCTTCGACTACCTCCTCTATCGCGGCTACCTGGTGATAAGAATCAACAGCGGCGCGATGACAAAAGAGGAGGATAGCGGCGCAAAGCGGTTCATCCGCTTTGTTTCATGGCAGGTGCTAGGTGAGGAAAAGCGCGATGACGGTGTATCTGACTTGTTGGCACTTAGTCCAGACGGCCGTTTATTGGCCGTCGAGGTTAAACGTCCAGGGCGGCGCGATGGCAAGAATAAGGACGGGGCAAGTGATAGCCAGAATTTGTTTTTGACGGCCGTTAGGGAGCGGGGCGGGGTAGGGATTGTGGCGGATAGCTTGGAGGCGGTGCAACATGCAGTAGATAACAGATGATGACGATGAGGTTCTTTCGGGCTATCTGGAAGTTGAAACGAATCCAGATGAGCTTTTAGTAGTTGGAGAAGTTTTGAATAATACAGATGAGCCAACTGGCGATTTATTTATTCTGACAGAACGCGATGGAGAAGTGTTGCAAGTCTTTCAGGCTCCTACCATCGTCTTTGAGCGGCTATTATCAATGATAGACGTGCTGTTAAACAAACAGGAATAAAAAATGCGATCACACTTTTGAGCATTTTTCAGAGAGTTCACCGGGCGAGGTTTACTGAATAAGTGCTTTAGGGGGTGTAAATCGCATTTGCAAGCCAGAGGAGGTACACCCTACCTCTAACCTTCTCATGATTGGATGTTACCCGATTCCCTGCGATTTACAAGTAATTTAACTACTTTCCGTACATACGCTTGAGTATGTACGCCTATTTATTGTACAAAATTCGAGGTGAAATTATGAGTCACAAATGGGGTTATTACTGTATAGATTGCGGGGTGAGGGGTGAAGATATGATAAATCATGGCAATGGTCAGTTAATTGAGTATGCGATTGCTTGGAGATTGATTTACTCTCACAACCCCCCCTTACCGTCTGTGTCACTAGAAAGCGAGACACGTGCATCTCTCGGGATGAGTTGTTTTATGGAGGAACATGTAGGCCATAACATTTGCATCGAAAGCGAATACGGAGAACGCCTTGAGATTGCCCTTTAGGGTGGCGGGTTTTATATGTACGCCTATTTGTAGACAACAGAAAACCTGTTATGGTATAGTGGTGGGCATGACGATAACAATCTTACCTGGCCTTCTCTTTTTCCTAGCTTTCCTCTTTTTCCTTTTCGCTTTCCTCAAGCTATCGCCCTCAACCGATTGGCACAATCTAGCCTGGGCGTGTATGGCGTTAGGCGTGGCTATTTGGTTGGGGTTCGGGTAACACAATGACAGTTTACGAATGCCCCGGTTGTCATCTTTACGTTAGCCCACTTGAAATGGAAGTGCATAAATCGGTATGCGTGAAATATCAAAATCTGCCAACCCCACCGCGATATGACAAGTTATTTGACGAGGCAATGGCAATCCTTGATGAGGAAGATACTAGCACTCTTGAATTAAGAGGCCGCGTTATCTTTCTGTCCGACACCGATAAAGTCATCGAAGTTAAGCGGATTTTACAAGCCGTCCAGTCTGGCGGGTTGCCCCATACGGCCGCTCTTATAGCCATTGGCATGGTGGTTAATCCCCCGCTAGTTACGGGAGCGGATCATCAATGGGCAACGAAGTTGATTGAGGAGCATCCAGAGAGGGGGGTGAGTAAAGGTGGCAGACTTGAATACTAAGGTTTACGAAGCGAATATAGAAGATTTCCTAGACGACCCCAATAACGCAAATAAGGGAACCGAGCGCGGGAATTACATGATGGGCGAGAGCGTCGAGAAAACGGGGTTGCATAGGGGTATATTCACGGATAAGCACGGGGTTATAGTTGGGGGGAATAAAACCCGGCAAGCCGCAGCAGATAAGGGATTCAAGAAAGCGATTGTAGTTGAAACAGACGGCGATACATTAGTTGTCACCAAACGAACTGACTTTGACTTGAGCGACCCAAGTAATCCAGCAAGACTTGCCGCATATGTCGACAACAGGACATCTCAGGTAAATCTTGACTTTGATTTCGGCATTATCAAAACCGACATAGACGCGGGGTTAGATTTGTCGGGTTTTTGGTTTGATTGGGAGTTAGAGGGGTTGACTGAGCCACCTAGCACAGGAAGCCAGGACGCAGAGCCGCAAACCAATAGAGCCGATGAACTGCAAAAGGTATGGCAGGTGGAGCCGGGGCAATTGTGGCGATTGCCTTCACGAACGGCCGGGCAGGAGCATCGTTTGATTTGTGGGGATTGTACGGATAGGGCAGTGGTTGAGCGAGTGATGAGTGGGGATGTGCCTATCCTGATGATAGCCGATCCCCCGTATGGTATTGAACACAAGAATGATGCAATCCCGACTTACAACCACAAAGAACACGAGGGCATAGCCAACGATTCCAGGGATGCAGAGACATTTGCCAGAAAGTTCGTAGATGCGTCGGGATGGCTCAGGGGGACATTCTATATATTTGGTGCTTATGTACAGTTTTCCGTATGGTATCCCTTACTGAACCAATGGCGGAAGGTAAACCAGGTGCTAGTCTGGGTAAAAGACAATTCCGTTTTGAGTAGGCTTCATTACAACCTTCAATTCGAGTTGATTTATAACGGGTACACGAGTGAAGGGGTTTGGAATGGAGACAATACCCAAAACGATGTCTTGACCTATAGAAACGTCAACAGTTTCGGTTACGTGAAGGATGACGGCTCGAGAAATGCCGTCAACGATGCCCAGTCCCATCCCCACCAAAAGCCGCTTGATTTAATTGCTGACTTAATTAAACTTTCTAGTAATGGGGGACAGGTGATTTATGACCCCTTCGCTGGTTCTGGCACTACCATCATCGCCGCCGAAAACCTATCCCGCCAATGTCGAGCAATTGAAATCAGCCCCGCCTATTGCGCCGTCATTCTGCAAAGATACTGTGACGCTTTCGGTATTCGCGGGGAGTTGGTGGGTTAACTAGCTATACAAGTTATTTCAAGATGGCAAACAAAACAGGCAAGGGCGGTTTTCAGGAACGAAAGCACCAGATTAACAGGAAGGGCAGGCCGCCGAGTTTTGACGCACTCCGCAAGCTGGCTCAACAGATAGCCCATGAGGAAGTCAAACAAAACGGACAACCCCTTATCATTGACGGCCACAAAGTTACCGTCGTCGAAGCCATCCTTCGCAAGTGGGCAACCAGCCCGCAACACCAGCAGCTATTCATAGAGTACGCTTTCGGCAAAGTGCCAACGGCCGTAAACATGGTGTGGGAGGTTGAAATCGTTCAAGCCCTCCGTGACGGGCAACTACCCCCGCACTATGTACGCATAGCCTACCCTGACCAGTGGCAAGACTTTTTTGCTCAGGCAGGGGTGAGAGTGGAGGAGAATGATAGCGACTGACGAACGGCAAACGGCCGTTACTCACATCATGAGCGTGCTGTCAGAGCGCAACCGACTGCCAGCGTTAAAGGCAATGGCGGCAACGGCCGTTGCTTGGCAACCCCCACTTGCCACCATCGCGCCCGTGTATCGTGGCAATCTCGATAACATGGCACGGGTGCAAATTTTGTATGGTGGCTCATCTTCTGGTAAGTCAGTAAGCAAAGCACAGCAAGCGGTTATTGAATCACTTACTAAGCGGCGCAACTGGCTTATTTGTCGCAAGGTGGGTAAGGATAGCCGTCACAGTACATTTGTTGAAGTTAACAGAGCCATAGAAGCATGGGACTTGCACAATCGTTTCAAAGTCAACAAAACAGACTTAACCATAACGGCCGATACGGGCTACCAGATACTATTCAAGGGGCTAGATGACTTAGAGAAAATGAAGTCAATCGCCGTCATGAAAGACGCGATTACTGACGTTTGGGTAGAGGAGGCAACGCAAGCCAGTCAAGACGATATACGCCAGTTGCTACGCCGTCAACGGGGCGGCGATCCCGATGTTGCTAAACGCCTTCACCTGACATTTAATCCTATCCTCATCAGTAGTTGGATATTCCAAAGCTACTTTGCCCCAGTAGGATGGGCAGATAGTCAGGCATGGTATGAAGGCGAGGGGCTTACCATTCAAAAGACAACCTACAGAGATAATCCGTTTTTGGCACGTGATGAAATTGCTACACTGGAAGGGGAGACAGATAGCTATTGGCATGATGTTTACACGCTTGGCAACTGGGGCGTTTTAGGTGATGTCATTTTTACCAATTGGCGTATAGAAGATTTATCCTCTACGCAAAACCTGTTTGTCAATCGGCGCAACGGGCTTGACTTTGGGTTTGGTTCGGCTCCGGCTGGATTCGTTCGCAGTCATTACGACAAAAACCACAAAACCATTTACATCTTCAATGAGCTATACCAACGCGGCTTGACGAATGATGCCCTTGCTGATGAAATACGGCCGTTACTTGACGGCGATAACGTAGTGTGTGACAGCGCTGAGCCTAAGTCAATCCAAGAACTAAAGCAACACGGGGTTATTGCCCTTGCCGCCAAAAAGGGACAGGACAGCGTCAGGCATGGCATACAATGGTTACAGCAGCAGACGATTGTTATTGATTCGTCATGCGTCAACACCCAAAGCGAATTCCAGCAATATCAGTGGAAGAAAGACAAGGACGGCAATAGCCTTAAAATTCCAGTAGATAAAAATAATCACATCATTGACGGTTTGAGGTATAGTTACGAGGGGGACATGATTCCCCCTGCTCCGCTTGGCAAGCCACCAACGGCCGAACAAAGTAAATGGGACACAGATAATTCTAAAGCGGGATGGGAGAGGTATTAACTAATGGCAAAAGGTAACAGTCTAGTAGATGTCGGTGGGACGGGGCTACAATTGGGATGGGGCGGCGTAGATGACGACTTTCTCCGCCAATGGCGGGGCAAGGATAAGATAAAGCGCGTAGGCGAGATGTTAGACAACTCGCCCATCATCGGGGCTGAGCGGCTGGCTATTGAACTGCCTATCATGGACGTTGACTGGACGGCCGTAAGTGATGAGGGGGAGAACGATCCGCGACTAGCTTTGATTAATGACAGCATTAAAAATATGCAAGCCCCGTTAAGCGTCCACATATCCGAATCTCTACTTTCCCCGTTCTACGGCTGGCATCTATTCGCTATTAATTACGAGCGGGTAAACGGCCGTATGCTCTGGAAAGAGTTTAAGGCACTAGGCCATGAAACTATACAGGAGTGGCAACCCCGCGATAGGGGCAGGTGGGCAGTCAAGCAATACGCTTGGGTATACCCCGATGTCATCGAACCAGAGCGGTTAATTCACTATCGATTCAGGAACAACCGTAACAACCCCGAAGGCAAGAGCATCTTACGCCCGGCCTGGATTCCGTACTATTACGTCAAGAATCTGATTACTACCGAGGCCGTTTCTTATGAACGTAACGGTGCGGGCTTCCCGGCCGTTTCCTCACCAGAAGGGGCGGATATGGTTGAGGGCGGCACGGACAGAAATACCGCCGAAGTCTTTGTACGCAACATTAGATTGGATCAACAGAGCGGCATAGTGTTACCCTATGGGTGGGGGTTTGAATTCAAGTCGCCCGGTGGCATACAGGACTTCGATAAGCCCATCACCCGCCACGAGACAAGGATGCTCATGGCTTCATTGGCTCAATTTTTGATGGTAGGTATGAATAACATCGGGGCAAGGGCAACCCTTGAGGGCGGGTTAGATTTTTTCACGCTGGCCTTAAATGCTATTGCTGATGGTATAGCCGATACCCTGACTGAGCGGGCAGTTGCCCCGCTGTTGAAGCTAAACGGTTATGATACCGAAGGTATCACCATGACGCACTCCCCAGTCGGGGCGATTGACACGGGCAAGATAATTGAGGTGTTAAAAGGCGGCTTCGTATCGTGGGGAGAGCAAGATGAGGCATGGCTAAGGCAACTATTGCGGATGCCGGAACGGGATGAGACAATGGGGCGTAGCCAGCCACTCGTAGAACCACCCCCCCCTGATGATATGATGACAATCTATGCCGCTAAACCAACGCCGAAATACAATAAAGATGGCAAAGGTACACGCAAGTATGACAAGACGGGTAATCAAACCGTTGACGAACGGATTGAGGGCTACTATCACCAGATTGACGAATTGGCTGAGCGAGCGACACGCGGGGCAATACCGCGTCAAGAGTTTGAGGCACGAATGAGGGACTTAACAACGGCGGCTATATTACTGGCCTTCCTCTTAGCAGGCGGCAATCCGCAGTCATCAGCCGGGCAAAACCGTTTAACAACCATGCAACGGCAGGCGGGGGAGAGTATCCCCAAGTTGGCTGATGATATTTATAACGGCCGTTACAGCAAGTCAGTCGCTTTAACAGAGGAACGGGCAAAGGAGATGCTAACCAACCGTCTAACTATCTGGGCAGGCATGATGGGAACAGCCTACTGGTTAGGCCGTAACTACATCCAGCCGCCAACGGGTAAAGCAGGGGTTGAGGCGGCTATCATCGCGGCTGGGGAAGCATTGCCGCCGAAAGTGTCAGACGTTTATACAGAGACATGGCGACGGGGTAATACTGAACAGCCGTGTAGAACGTGCGTGGCCTTGAATGGCGTTACCTTAACAATTGAGGAGTGGGAGCGGTTGGGATTATTCCCAAAACATCCCGACTTAGAGTGTGGTGGCTGGAATTGTGATTGCAGCCGTAAGCCAGAGGGCAAGCCTAGCGATGGGTTAGAAAATATCTTGCCTTCATTGGGGGTGTAACATGCCTATTAAAATCGTCTACAATCCACCTGACACAATCCGCCGTATGCAGGAATTCCCCCAAACGTTAGAGAAAGAAATGAAACAAGCCCATGCCGACAGCTTGACGGCCGTTCACGAGGCCGTGCCCCCCTACCCGGCGCAGCCAGCCGGGAGTAAATACATCCGTACCGAACGGCTAGGGCAAGGGCTAGGCTCTGGCTTTAGTGGTGGCAAACATGGGGCGGCTACGATTTACAATACAACTCCTATGGAGCAAGGGGGATTTACCTCCGAATTTGGCAGCAATGCCCCGTACTATAATGAGTACGTCATAGGCGAGGCGACACAAGCGGCGCACATGCGGCATTGGTGGCGGATTAACGAGCCGTTACTAGCGGCTACGAATAAGATAGTAGCTGCTTTTGAGGCAGCCGCAGAACGAATAGCAAAACATCTAAACGGATAAACTTATGAATTCAACGGCCGTATTGAGCGCGGATCATGGTGGGTTGTCCGCACAGCAAAAAGCAGTTGTATGTTATGACTATATTAGACAAGGGTGGTCGCCTACCACTTCGCAAGTGGCAGAGGTATTCGCTATTACTTTCGGCGGGGCATCGCGGATGCTTAGTGTTATATCGGCCGTTATGCCCATTTACCGCGAGGAGCCACAAGCGACAAACTATGAACGCGGTTGCCCGTCTGGACGGTGGAAACTGCTAACGGATGACAGCTATTCAGATGGTACGCGGTGGAATAAGTTTGATAACGAATAGCTACCTTACGGATTCATTAGAGGTGGGGATGGAGGCAACGGACACATGAAACTTTATCAAGTAGAAAACGGATGGCAGGGGAGCGCAATGGTAAGATGTTTGATTATTGCGCCAGACGAGGCAACGGCTTTGCAGTTGGCAGAAATTCAGTACAGGCAAGCGGCTCCCCATGACATGGCGAAAGATGATTTGTTGGAGATGGGAGTAGAGAGCTATTACAACAAACTAGAGGTTGAGTTACTTTGTGATGACACAACGGCCGTTTGGGTTGGCGAAGTGAATAGTGGTTAACAATACATTTATTTTATAAAAAGTAAAATAAACCTTTCTAAAGTACCCACATGGGTACTTTTTTGATTGACAACTTTATCACCGTCCAGCCTGGACAGGCTTACCGCTTATTGCCTTTCGGTAACATCGTCAAGGGCGGGAAACGTCGCAACGTCACTAGAGAATTAGTAAACCAGTTCAAACTCCCCCATTTTAAGCCGCCCATTAAACTAGGCAGCCATGCCGACGCTACCCCCGCTGGCGGGCATATTGTTGCTTTGGAGGTTAGGGGGGATGGGAAAAGTTGCCCCAATTGCATAGCCCACATATGCCAAGAGCATGGCCTATACGCTCTGACTGAACTAACCCCAAAAGGGCAACAGGTGTTTAGTGATGGCGATTACCGTTACCACTCGCCTGAGATTATTTGGGAGGATGGTAGCTTAGAACACCCGCAAACTGGGGAGTTGATTGACGGCCCGTTTATCGTCGGTGATGCGCTCCTGCATACCCCGCACTTAGGCGAGGCCACTGCTTTTTATACGTATGAAGAAATCAGCCGCTCGGATGGAGAGGGGCAAGCAAACGGAGAGAAACATATGACAACGGAAATGATTCAAGTTCCCATGACGTTCTGGGACAAACTAACGGCGCGATTCTTTGAACCGCCTATCGCCCCGCCCGAACCAGCCCTAAAGCTAACGCCACCAGTCGAAACACCACAGGTTGACGTGGCGCAGCTAACCGCTTTACAAAGCGAACGGGATAACTACGCGGCAAAGGTAGCCGAGTATGAGGCTAAAATCCAGACGATGGAAACCGAACGCCAACACGCGGCACGGGTTGAACACTTTGCTAGTGAGTTCAAGGCGACAGCCTTAGCTGATAGCAACGATTTGCACACCTTACTAGCTGGCATTGATGAGACAACCGCCGCCGCGCTGGTAATTAAATTCCGCGCCTTAGCCGCTCAAGCGGCCGATGTAACTCGGCAGGTTGGTGGGGATAGTAACGACGATGTTCAGGGCAAGGGGTTACACGACATGGTTGTGGCCTACTCTATTGAACACAAAACCGATTATCAAACCTCATTCGCGGCCGTGACAAAAGAACGCCCCGAACTGGTAGCCGCATGGCAAAAGGAGGCCAAAAAATAAATGGCTGTACATGGTAATTTAGTTATTTTGCCTGGCCTCGTGGCCGGGGCTAGTCTGGCATCTCATCAATATAAGGCTGTGAAGTTTGCCAGCACCGCCGGGGCCGTTATTCCGGTAACCGCCACAACCTCTTTGGCAATCGGCTTTGTGCAAAACGATCCGACGCTTGGGCAACCCGCACAGGTTGCCGGGCCGGGAAGCATCGCCATCGCTTTGGCTGGTGTCAACGATTTAGCGGCCGGGGAGTTAGTTGGTTACAACAGCACCGGGCAAGTTGTGGATCATACAACGGCCGGACGTTTTATCATCGGGCAAGCTCTCACCGCTTCAACGGCCGTTGGCGACCAGGTACAGGTTGCCGTAGGTGTTATCAACGGGTACGCATAAGGAGATATAGACAATGCCATTACCAACGATTAACGATGTCCAAATTGCCGACCCGGTACTTACCAATTTACTGGTTGGCTATATGCAAAGTGATACCCGCTTTGTTGCTTCTCGTGTATTCCCCAATGTCCCCGTTGACAAGGATAGCGGGCAGTATTTTATTGTCTCTAAAAAGTTCTGGTTTACTGACGAACTTGAGGAACGCTCCCCTGGCTCTGATTATGCCAAAGGCGGTTATGGGCTAGAAAGCGACAGTTACGCTACTGACCAATTCGCTCTTGAATACATCATTGCTGACGAAACCCGCGCCAATAGCCAGTTGCCAATGGACTTAGAGCAAGTAGGCTTGCAGTGGTTGGCGCAAAAGTCACTTATCAAGAAAGAACGCGGGTTCGCCGCCGCCGCGATGGTGTCTGGTGTTTGGGGAACGACTAACAGCAGCGTGACCAAGTGGAGCGATTACGCCGCGTCTGACCCGGTAGCCGACATCCGTACCGCTCGACGCACAATCAGCACCAACACCGGGCAAGGGGCGAACGTCCTGGTGTGCGGGGAGATTGTCGAGGATAGACTAGCCAATCACCCCGATTTGTTAGACCGTCTCAAGTATTCCCGCGTAGCTGAGGACGCGGCCGTGCGGACGGCACTAGCTGGCTTCTTCGGTATCGAGCGCATTGAAGTCTCATCGGCCGTTTACAACTCTGCCAATACTGGACAAACCGCGACAATGGCGGCTATCGTTGACGATGACGCGCTTGTCTGTTATGTGCCGCCTTCGGTTGGGCTGATGACTCCCTGCGCTGGTAAGACTTTTGTTTGGGGGCCGGGTGGCGGGGCTGGCTCTGTACGTATCAGCCGACGTGACTGGAAAGATGCGGACGCTATCATGCACAAAGAGCAATGGGATCAGAAAGTTGTGGCCTCTGACGTGGGCTATTTATTCACCGACTGCGTAGACTAGGAGGCGACTATGGCACATCCACAAGGGACTTTTCGCGGGTTACTGGCAAAGAATGAGCTAAACGTTGGCTCATCTGTCGGTAACGGCCGTATCCTAGCCCCTGTCGCGGCAAAACCTAGCACGGACAAGGGGATAGCGATACAATTTATAAGCAATAGCACGGGCGTGGCGTTGGCAATCAACACAACCGGGACTACCTGGAAGTACTTATCAGCCACGTCCATACAGCCAACATAGAACTAGATTAGCGTGGGGGGGTTGGTGGGTGTCCATCCCACTCACTTCCCCCCGCCAACCTAGTTAATCATAGAGGATGGAACTATGGTTGACGATTATCATTATGGTACTGTTTATATCGGCGTAGTCGGCCCCGAAACCGACTACGCCGTTTGTCGTGATAGCATCCAGAACTTAGAGCGTAGGCAGGGCGATGTTCCCCCGCGATTTGTTAGAGCCACCAAAGGTTACGAAGCCAGAGAAAACCATATCCAATACTTTCTAAAAGAGACTGATAGCGCGTTTATCCTCCTCTTGGATCATGACATGATATTTGAGGCGGATACCCTCGAACGCCTAAGACGGCACGGACGGCCGTTTGTCACTGGCCTGTACATGCGCCGACGGTATCAACCGATTCTCCCGGTCTGGTATCATCCATTTGACGGGCAGTGGCCTATGAAGCCATTTACCGAGCCACCTGAGCGTGGGCGGTTGCACCGACTAGGGGCAAGCGGTTGGGGCTGTATTCTCATTCACCGTGATGTGCTTGTCGCCATGCGGCCGATACTGAAAGGTGAGGATTACGTTATTGAGGATGATATGGACGTATGGCCGTATGACTTGAAAAAGGTGTTGGCGGGGGAGGAAAAGATTAGGGTATTGCGTGGTCTGCACGATGTAGTGGGTAGTGACTTGCGTTTTCCGTTTTATGCTAAAGTGGCTGGTTATCAGCTTTGGGGCGATCCCGATGTGCGCCCCACCCATATGCTTAACTACCCATTGTCGCCAGATGATTTTGAGGGCTTGCCGAGTGATTTAGTTTCCCCCGTTGCGGCACGGGTTGACAGTGACTTTCAAGAGGCACGGGCGCAATGGCAAACGGCCGTTGCCAACCTGGAATTATTACCGCAAATAATTAGCAAGCGGGAAGGGGAGCTAATGCCGACTTTTGAAGGAGGTGGGGAATGAGTAACAAGATTCTATTCATCTCCGCCGGCCCTATAGAGTGGGGTTCTAGTCGGATGCGCGTCTATTGGGTAGCCGAGGCCGTGCGGGAACGTGGGCACGATGTCAATGTCGAAATGTTTGACACAGTGGCGGATTCGCCTTATCCCTTATTGAACCCCGATGTCTATATCTGGCAAAAGCTAGTCAACCTCGACATAGTAAAAGCCACCCCTAATGCCCGGCACTACTGGGACGTTTGTGATCCGGCGTGGTGGTGGCAACCTGCCCAATGCCGCGAGATTGCCGATTTAATGACGGGCGTGGTGGCGAGTAGCATGGCATTAGCAGAGGATTACAACAAATGGCATAGACGGGAGATGGCCTATTGTATTCCCGACAGGCTCAAGCTGTCCCACTTCCACACCCAACGCAAGCACCAGGACGTTTCCCCTGTACGTCTTATCTGGTTTGGCGTGGCAGTAAACCGCATTGCTTTATACGGCGCATTAGCAAACCTTGAGCGGTTAGTCGCCAATGGGTACAAAATAGAGTTAACCGTTTTCGACAATCGCCCCGATATTCGTCTGGATTTCACCGACGCTTTCCCCATTTATCATGTACAATGGAGCTTGATGAATGAGGTTGACGTACTATCTAGTCATGATGTGGCGATTTTGCCACCGTACCCAGGGGCATGGGGTAAGGTAAAAAGTAACAATCGCACGTTGACGGCCTGGGCGTGTGGGTTGCCTGTTGTGACGGGTTTTGATTACGATGATTTATTGCAACACATGAACCGATGGTATAGGGGTGGGGTAACAAGAGCAGGTAGCTTACCTCGCGGGTTTGCCGTTGAAGAATCGGCCGTTGAATGGGAGAATGTACTAAAATGAACCAATACAGAGACTTTTGGCAAAGCCACGTAACCAACGTGGGCGCGGTGAAAGCCGTTACAGGCTGGAATGAGGAAACATACACGGCCTTTTATCGGGAGATATTCGCCGACTTAGCACAGCATAAAGTTAAAAGCATTGCCGACGTGGGGTGTGGGCCTGCTTTACTCATTCCGCTTATGGCCGAACTGTACCCCACTGCCACCTACACGGGCTACGATGTTACCCCGGCCATGATTGACTATGCCAGCCAAAACAATGCCGACTGTGAATTTATTCTGGTAAGTGGCGAGTTAGAACTAACAGTACGATATGATCTTATCATCTGCCATAGTGTTCTAACGCATATCACCCCAACCGATGCCGAGACAATGCTAGTAACAATCAAAAAGGGGCTGGCAAAGGGTGGCATTGCTAGTATTAGCATCCATACCAATTGTCCTCATGAGTGGAGCGGCGATGTCAGGCGCGTGGATTATGAACCGGGCTATTTTGAGGCCATGCTAAAAGATGCCGGGTTAAAGGTTGTTAGCTTTTTGGATGTCGCTGTCCCAGCAGGGGCGGCACGGTATTATAGGGTGAAATGATGACGCTTGATGAAATCAAGAAAAGGCTAGATGCTATCAGAAAAGGGGGAAAGGATAGTCACGCCGATATATGCACCGACTTTGTTAGACACGTTGCCAGTAGCAAGAGTAATGAATTGTCCCCACTGGCAAAGGAGATAATAGAAGAAGTGGATTTTATTAGACGGTATGAATCGCACAAGGATTAGAGCAATGAGTGAGACAGAAGAAAGCGGCAAACGGGCATGTATCACATGTGGCGCAACTG